AAGTTTGAAGATGCCGCTTTCATCAAACGTGCTGGCCAGCGCTCGCCTTGCCTCCTGAGCCTGTGTATTCACATCGTCAGCAGCGGACTGCGTGTCTTTCAGCGTGACTGTGATGGCCGTGTCAATGGGAATGAGCTGCAGCGGCGACCACTGCAATGAAGCATAAATACCAAGTTCTGCTGCCATCTTGTCGCCTGCAGAATTGCGTTGATACACCAGCACATTAATTGGTACAATGCCATACACGCCAATTACATTCTGTGACGCTGGAGAATAGGCTTGGCTAAATCCATCCACTCTTGTATTAGCAGAAGTTGTTTGCAAGCGATATGGATTGTCATTAGCTGAGCCATAAAGAGTGGGGTCTGTAGAATACTGAGAATTGATTTCATTTGCCCATTGCAGAAAGCCAGTGGCGTTCTGCCTGAAATACATCCAGCGATTTTGTTGCGTAATGTCGGTTAATGCTGCTTGACCAAAGGCACATTTGTTAATATCAATGGCGCCAATCCCCCTGCCGCCAAACGTCATCAATAATTGAACAAATTGATTCGAGCCATAACTTCTCACTGCAGACCAAATCAATGATCCGGCTACTCTCACTCCACCACGAACATTAACGGAAGTGTCTGTATAAACAAGATTAACTGGGTCGCCATATATGGCAAGTTCTTGCTGGCTATTAAAACCAAATCGTGGAGAGAATTTTGACTCTCTTGTTTGCGCTTGACCACCGCCAGCATTTGATATGTTTGGTACATTAGGTCTTGGGGTGAGCGCTGAAGCTATGAAATTAAAGATTATGCCAACAACAATATAAATAATTGCAGTCACGATGTCATTTCTGATGTCTACAACAGTTCCCTCTTTTGGATCCGTGTAAATTTCTTGTAGCGCAATAAATTCAAGATATTCCTCTTTGCTTACGCCAAGAGTGTCGATTAAATCGTATTCATAGGGAAGAAGTTTTCTCATTTGTCCATCCAGAAATAGTGTCCGACGCTGGGAGGTATCGCCGCCCTTACGACCAGTCTACTTGGCGCAATGTATAGCACTTCTCCATTGTCCATGACGGTGCCAAGCGCAGAGCCAAGTTTGCTGTCAAAAAGCGACACTGCGTGTGGTTTGGGATGATCAAGACGGGTGCCATTTTCATTAAGCCATTTGACAATCCATCGAAATGGAAAAGTATCTTCCGTATATTGTTCAAACACCCAATTAAAATCTTCTCGATAATCATGATAGCCAAAGCGCCTATGCACTTCACAGGCCAGTAAAAAGCAGTTGGCCTTTCCACTCCCGTCGCCGGGATTTCCTTCCCATCCGTACTCAAGGCCAATCAAGTCGTTGAAATTCATTGCAGGTAAAGCTGGGAGTCCAATGGTAAGGGGCCAACAAGTTCTCGCGTTAAAGTGCGGGCTGGAAAGTTGGAAGACACTGAATCAATGGCAGAGCGAAAGCGTAGTTCAATTGTTGTCTCATTTAACGAAGCGCCAATCCCCACATAATACTCAGTTTGTGCATTGGGAGTATAGGCGTCAGTATTTGTAAGCCATTGAGTGGTGAGCAATAGAGTGCTAAGCCTATTGCCATTGCCAGCATCTAACAAGCGAACAATAAGCTCAATATTAGGAAACAACACTTGCAGCAAGCTATTGTCGCCATTCAATGAAGAAATGCTGCCTTCCGCTCGAAAAGGAGCAAACTCATATTGTTTGCCACCATAGGTAATTTGCTGATTGGCAAAGTAGTTTTGATACTGGTGGATTGCACCAGCGCTTGTTGTCAGCGCTAGAAACTGGCAAATGCGAATATCAAGGGTCATGTGTCGTCAGTCCTGGGATCACGAATTTCACCGATTAAGGTTAATGATACAACGCTGATGCCAGGAAAGATTGATTCAATGGCTGGAGGATTTTCGTATTCCCATCGTAAAGTTGACACTGCTTTCACGCTAGCAGCAAGAGCATTATTCATGCCAGCAACAATACTGTCTGGCAGTTGAAAACGTTGAGTGCGTTGCGTTTGATATTGATAATGTGCAATAATTTCCTGCACTTTATCATCAGTGATGTTAGTGAATTCAAGCTCTAGCTTTGCACCATAGGCAACATTGCCAAATGTACGCTTTGCCGCCACTCCGCCAAGAGTGCGGAATGTTTTTTGCGGAAAAATGCCTGGCGTGAAATTACGCCTTGTGGGAATGTAACTAGGGAAGACTGCCATGATTACATTCCAATGCGACGACGAGTTTGAGGAGACTGTTGAATCTTGTCTAGCGTCATTGTCATGCCACGTTTTGCACCATCACGAGAAGCTTGACGACGAGTTTGCATCATTGCCGCTTCAAGTTGATCTCGGCTAACGTATTCTACACCATTGATAGTGCTAGTCTCGAAATTCATATTGAGGATAGGGCTGCTGCTGCCTCCCATGCCATTACCGCCCATGGCCGCCCTAACACCTAGGGAGCCATCTGCGCCACGCTGGAGAGGCATGATGGCTTCTGGACCAGCTTCTCCCATCAGGCCCATTTGCATGGCACCACCATCGGCAAAGGGAAATAGCGTGGGGCCGTTAACAATACCACCAGTTGCAAATTTTGCAATGCCGCTTCCATTAAAGGCATTGCCCTTTGCATTTTTTGTAATGCCGCCGCCATCAAATGCTGCTCCATTGCCAAACAAGCCAAGGATACCCTTGATAATTGCCAAGGCCATCATTTGTGTTCCGTATTCAATAAGATAATCTCCAATGTTTTTAAAGAATCCACCAAGCGCTTCCTGTGCGCTGGCAGTGCCATCTAGAACCTTGACAAAAGCCTCGCTAAATGAACTGCCAATTTTCCTGGCTAGTCCTATCACCATATTGGCTGGCTTTGTCATTTCCGCTAGTTGTTCAGTAACTGTTTTTAACTCTGCTGCAATGCCTTCCTTGAATGTTTGCTTTGGAGGAAGTGGTGTTGCTGTTGCGGCATCTTTCTTATCTTTTGCCTCCGTCTTACCCTTTTCAAGATCTGCAATTGCTTGTTGTAGCCTACGGTATTCTTCAATTTGGCCTTTATCTAATGCTATTCCCGCTGCCTTTTGTAGATTTAATTTTTCCAGCGTACTGCTGTATGCTTTTATCTTGTCGTCTATAATTTTGACAGCAGAAGCATAATCTCCTTCTAGAGCTTCCGCTGCAAGTTTGGCTTCCGCTTGCTCTCGCGTAAGGCCGCTAATGATTAATTGATTTAGTCGATTTTCGTTATTTCTCGCTTGCTCGGCAATCTTAGCCTTGCTAATAATAGCCTCGGCTTGCTCTAAGATTGATTTAGTAAGCTGTTGAACTTCGGAAATCGGAAGTGATCCTTTGAGCTTGTCAATGGCACTCTTGTAACCATCGATTTGCTTTTGGGCTTCCTGAGTGATTTTACCATCCTCTCCTTTAACTTGGCTCATCTTGGCAATGTCATCAGTTAGCAGCTTGATTGCCGCCCCTGTTTTTAATTGTTGCTCCGAGTAGGCCAGTTGCGCACTTAGCAATCCAGGCGAAGTGCTGGCTTGCGTAAGACTAATTCGATTTTCTAAGATTTTGTTTTGCAACTCTTGCTCAGCCACTGGAACAATGGAGGCTACATAGCCAGCAATAGCTACTTCTGCTTTTTTGTGAGCCTCTGCCTCTGCCAGTGTCAAATTGACACCACGATCTTGCAAGGCATTTCGAGTTTGCTGATCTGCTAATGCAACTTTTTTCTGGCGAGGAGAAACTTTGCCACCAGGAGTGCCAGCCGTTGGCTGTTGAAGGTGTCCCACGTCATACATTTCACCTTGTGGCCCCCTAACAGAAGCCGCATAGCCCAGGCCTCCCTTCATTCCCGCTCCAGTCATCGAATAACCTTTAGCAAGATTTAATGGCGTATTAGCAGGGCCAGCAAGATCCACGCCACGATGAAAAGTGCTGGCACCTGCCACTGGCGCTTTGCGGGGGCCATAGGTGCTGGTCAGTTGTAACTGCTTAGCCACTGATGCCTCAAACAATGCTCGCGCTTGTTCTGGGCTAATGTAACTTCCATCCTGCCTCCTCACGTCAAAATGAGCGCCGCTAGAAATGCCAGTACTGCCCTGCAATAGTCCAGTCGCTCCCGTAGTGCCACCAGCAACGCTGCCTTGCGCTTTTGTTACTGCGCTGTTGGCATCTAATACCGCCTTCTGCCTTTCCATTTCAATGTTAAATAGTTCCCGCTGGAAACGAATGGTTTCTTTTTGAAAGCTATTTGCACGAGCTTCTCTTAAGTCATAAGCCAGATTAATCATGTTTTTTTCATGTTCAAACCTTGCCGATTGACGCTCTATATCAGTTTTTGTTTGATCAGCGGAAAGTTTGTCGGCAAGAGCTTGCTGGCTTGCAAGAGCAGCAGCGGCTTTCTTGTCCTCTTCGCCAGCGCCTGGAATGGGGGGAAGTATCAGCTCAGGGACGGGGGGCTTTACACCTTTAGCTTTTTTGGGTTTATCCTTGGGATTTTCTGGTATGGGTTCAGTTGCAGCCTTAACGGCTGCTGCACCAACATCTATACCAAACTTTTTAGCGATGCCATACAATGGATTCGCAGAGTTTATCATTGTTGCAACCATTCCCTTCCAATTGGCCGCAATCCACTTTGTCACTCCACCAAAAATTGGCTTCAAACCCTTAAATATGGGCGCAATAAAATCTACTGCTTTTTGAACAAAAGGAGCAAGTTTATTGATTTGCTCCTGAAATGCTTTGACTATATTATTAATGATTTGACCAAAGAAGGATGTGAGTGATGCCCACGCTTCTTTTGTTTTCCGGGCAGCCGTGCCAGCTTGCCTTGCTAAGTCTTCCCAGAAAGATTTATATCGAGCTGGAATGCTATTAAGATATTCTCTGGACGGCTTGTGCATTGCGTACAGGGCTGCCGTAACTGCCGCAATACCCAAGATGGCCAATCCA